ACTATAAAATAGGAACTATATATTCTGAATCTGACTTAGAAAATCAACTTATAAAAGATTATATAAGTAAAAGAAATATAATAAGAAATTCTATCATAAATAGTGGAAAAAATCCAGATGATATACCAGAAAATGTAAAGTCAATATTAATTAGAAATTCTTTTTGGGGTGTATCAAAAAGTTCTTTTCCTATGTATTTTGATAGTATGTTAAATCAAGAATATAAAAACGCAGCAGATAATTTAAAATTTACAGACCCAAACAAAGGAGACAGTGGAGGTTATACTAATATATATAGTAATAAAGATTTAAGACCTAGAACTGAAAGAGTTATGCAAGAGATAGTTAACCTATTTAATAACTAACCCATACCATTAACAAATCTAGTTACTTTTTTATTTAATTCATCTATTTCATGCACACAATATTCTATTAAAGAAGCTATATTGTGTGTGTAAGGATATTCTCTTATATTAATACCCTCTACTTCAAACGCCTCACCATTTAATTTCTTTCTACCTTTTTTTAAATAGCGAGGGTTCTTTTCGTTGTATTCGTTTAGTTCTTTTATGAAGTCTTTTGGTTTAATAAAAGAGTAATCTATTTGGATATCACTATCTCGATTGAGATTAATAGAGTAATTAATTAGGTTTGCTACAAAATCAAACTTTCTTTGTTTCTTGTTTTTGTCCGGATTCATTTGATGTTTCCTGTAATTGTGCTAGGCCTGTAATTAATGTATGCACTTCACCATAGGGTCTAGTAAACATATATTTAATTACATTTTGTAGCAACTCACTACTTATCAAGTAATTTTTCATGTGCTTTTTTCTCCTTATTTAATTGTATATCTCTTAACTCTTCTGTAATTATTGTAGATAAGTCTTCATACAATAATCTTAAAGAGCCAAAAAAACTGCTATGATTAGATATCTTTATAAATCCTTTATCTCTAACTTGTTTAGATTCAAATGTATCTAAAGATAATAATAACTCACCTGTAAAAGGGTCCTTAACTATTCTCATTTTCTGCTCCCTTAGATATACCTTTTGTATCTAAATTCATAACTCTTTCTTTTACCTCATCCACAGTTTTAGCTAATTCTTGTTCTTGTTTAAAGTCTTGTTTAGTTTTGGATTGTTCAAGAACTTCATCTATTGTCATGTTCATTTTTTCTTGACGTAATTCAAAATTTCTTTCTGCCCATTTCTCTAATCTTTCAATCAATACTTCATTCTTTATTTCTAAAGATTTAATTCTATCCTCTAACTCTTTTATCTTTTTTAATCTCTCTCTACTTCTTTCTTTTACTTTCTCAACCTGTGCTTCCATTTCTTTCATTGTACTCATTTTTTTTCACCATAATTATTAAAGTCAATTAGTTTTATTATAGGTATTAAATAACCCCAAGATGTATTATTATCTCCACCGGGGACTTTGTTAAAATTATTTTTATTTATAATGTTTCTTAAATCTTTTGTTTTTAATGTTATGTTAAAACAAAATCTATCACCACTATAAAAATTTATAGTCCACCATTCTGCCTGTGTTTTTTTAATACCACTTTCTTTTCCCCTACTTTGATATTCACAATAGTGATTACCCGTCTTAATCCACTTATCTCTTTCAGACTTTACTTCAGTCTTTTCCCCTTGTTGTATCTCACCTACAACAGTCTCACCTTGTTTTCCCCACTCTAAATCATATTTAAAATTAGCGTTATGCTTCATGTTGAATTACCTCTTTTGGATTGTTTATTTCTACATACCAAGCAAATTTAGGATTAGATGCTTTTGATTGTTGTTGTGGTAAGTATTGTATATTTTCACCCCAACACTTTTGTTTGTAAGGACAATATGAACATACAGTTCCTAATATTTTATTACCCGTAGGTTTTTTGTAAAACATTTCTTCTTCTAATTCAAAACATTTTTCAAAAGGTTTATCTTCCATTAGTGCTTTAGTATTATCTAAAGCTTTTTTTATTGCCTCTTTTCTATATTGAGAATCATCTTGTGGAGGTTCACTTAATAATATTTCACCGGTAGCTTTATTAATAACTATCCAACCACCAAAGGGTTTCTTTGTTGCTTCGGAATATAAATATCCTTGTGTTAAATATCCAAACACATCATCTTTAGCAACCTTATCAAATCCACCACCACTCTCACCAAACTTTTTATCAAATGCAAAAGGTGAAGCTGATTTAATATCATAAACTTTGTCATCTATAATAATATCATATGTACCTTTCATGTCAAACCATTTTGTTTTATACTTGACATTTTTTTGTACACCTTGTATATTAGCTTTTGTAGTTCTTAATAACATAACTACTATAGCTTCTAATATATCACCAAATAAAAACTTTAATTTATTATTATAATTTTCATAAGATTGTATAGCATTACCACCGGAGTATTTCTTTTCCATTTGTAATTGACAAAGTGGTTTACCAATACTAGACATTCTAATTCTAAACTCTGATTCTCTCTCTTGAGTAAATTGTTTTTCTACTGCGTCTTTACAGTCTTTAAGAAATAATTTTAATACTTCTTTAGGTATTGCCACAGGCTTTCGTTGAGCCTGTGACAACAAAGATTTTACTTCTTCTAAGAAAGTCAAGATGTTATTTCTTCCACGATTTCATCGTCTAATATATCTTGTTCTGTAGTATGTCCTTTCTTAGCTTTATTATGTTCTTCTTTTACATAGCTATTCTCTGCCTCCACAAATTCTAGAAATTCTTTTAGTATTTCTTTGTCTGAATCAGAAAACTTTACATCTTTATTACCGTCTTTTATTTTAGCAACAAAGTATGTAACACTACCTTTTGTATGCTTTTCTGTGCCGTCAAATTCTAACACAGTATTATACATTATCTTATTTCTTTTGGATAAACTTTGCAACATATTTCCTATGGGCATAAAGTTTACACCTCTTACTCTATATAATACAGGCTCACTTGTCAAGGTTATTTCTTCACCTTTTGAAGACTTACCTTTTATCGACACAACACCAAAGACATTTCTATAACAAGTAATTTTATCCTGTTCTATCTTACCGACAGGGTCTAAATTTTCTCGTTCTGCTTTGGGTACACTTCCACATGATTCCGTTCCGTTGGTATCTATCTTTGAATCTGACCAACTTCTAAACATGACAGACTTTGAATTATTGTCTTCATTTTCTTCATCATATTTTTTGTATTGAAATGTATTTAAGAAAGGTCTAAAAGAAACTTTCTCTGCATACACAGTACCTTTGCTTGTACCTTCTACTTTGTACAAGCCACGCTTTATAGCGTTGCCGTCACTATCTTCGGCTTCGTAGTTAATAGATAGTCTAGGTAAAGATGAGCCACCGGTGTCTGCGTCTTGACCAACCATAGCCATTATCTTATCACTAGATAAACTATCTAAGTTACTTAGTTCATTCGACATATAATGCCTCCTTAATATACTTATATTGTATCACAAGTCTGTGGATAAGTCAAGCCAGTTGTCCCCTTTTTTTATTTCAAAGTCTAGTGGGACATTTATATCACAATCAAATCTTTCTTTCAGTGAATCTTTTATACCACTAAATCCTTTATTTAGACAATCTATGGCTTGTTTATATTCATCTGGATGTACATCTAGTATCACAGAATCATGTACAGTATTTATTAATAATGTTTTCATATTGTTTTCTTTCAATAAGTTCCACACATTAATACACGCTATAGGAACTATATCTGCTGTGGCAAATCCTTGAACAGGATAGTTCTTAACTGCAGTAGATTGAGTACTACTGCCGTCTTTTCTTCTATAGATATTAGGGAAGTAATATTCTCGACCACTAGGTAGTCTTACTATTTTAGATTTTATTGCAGTATCTTCTAACTTTTTATGCCACTCTGCAATGTCCTCGTACTTCTCTAAAAACTTTTGATAATATTCTTTTTCTTTTTTCTTACCTAACATGCCTCCATACAAAGGTTTAAAGGTATGTGCTTTTGCACTTTGTCTATCACAACCTATGATGTCTGCAGTTATTTGATGAACATCAACACCATTTTCTATATCACTCATGGCTTGTTTGTCCTGCGATAAAAAAGCAGCAACTCTAAATTCTAACTGTGAAAAATCTACTTCTATAATTTTACCTTTATGAAATCTAGATGTAATAGCTTTTTTAATAGGAAACTTATCACCTCTTGGCATATTTTGGAAGTTAGGTTTTGAACTAGAAAGTCTGCCCGTGGTAGTTATATGTTGATTAAAAGAAGGATGTAGTATACTATCCTCTCTAGTATTATCTTTTATTCCTGTTATAAAAGTATTTAAATAAGTTTCTACTGCACTATATCTTGTAATACTATCAACAAACTCTTTTAATGTACCTTCTGCAAACACAGAAATTTTTTGTAGTGTATCTTTATCTGTTTTAAAACCACCTTGGGCTGCGTCATGTATAGTTCTAGGACTCCAACCAAAACCTGCTTTGGCCTCTGTTTCTAAAAACAACATGCCCTCGCCTTTACATTTAGGACACTTGGACATATTTTTAAAAGGTGTGCCGTCTACTTTTGTATGTCTAACTAATCCAACACCATTACAATTTTCACATTTACTAGCTACAGTTTTATAAATAGTATCTGTATATTTAGAAACTAAATTTTGAAACTCTCTGTCTGTCATTCTTGGTCTTCTCTTAGGTCTTTTAGTTCTTTTATCTATACCAATATTAAATAGTTCTGCCCATTGTTTTTTATCCTGTACCTTCCTTGAGTATATAACTTTAGATAAATCCTCTGTGGATGATAAGTTAATTTTAGTATCACCCATAGTTTGACTGACAATCTTATCTATTTTATTTTTTAGTTTATAGTATTCTTCTTTTAATTCTTTTTCTACTATATTTAATTTATCATTATCTACATAGTTACCATTCATTTCCATATCTATTAGGACCCGTAGAAAATCATTCATTAAATCTCTTGTTGGTATTAGATTAGAATTAGCATGATTATTAAATGATTCTATTTGTGATTCATATAATTCTTTTGTAATCTTTACATCTTGTTTTCCATACTCTTCTAGTTTAGGCATGGGTATTTGTTCTACACCATATCCCTCATTCATGTATGTGGATAATATATCTGACTTTAAACTTATACCTCTTCGTCTACAAGATTCTTTTAGAGACACAGATTTTTTTTCACCTCTATTGATTATGTATTCACCCAACATTGTATCATAAAGTTTTCCATTATAAGTAAATCCACATTGATATAACCATGACATATCAAATTTTAAATTATGGCCTACCACTAAATCTGATTTATCTAATATATCCTGAACTGCTTTTTTACTATCAGTAATCATTGTCTTTTCAAATAAATCTGTATGATAAAAAAAATAGTATTCATCATTAATACCTACACTAACTAATCTATTATCTGGATTAAATGGTGAGGGGTCCCCGTCTTTTGTAAAAGTTGTTTCTATATCTAATACTGTAATCATCTAGTTCCTTTCTGCGTATCTTGATATTGTTGGCCTAAGTATTACTTCAAACTCAGCATGGTCACCTGTTAGTTTATTTTTAGATAATGTGACAAATCTAATACAATCATCTAAATAATTTTCTATTTCATCTTCTTTACCTAACCCTAGTATGACATCTGCCTCTGCTGATTTTCCTGTCTTAGAATTTTCCATAACACTAAATGTAACTCTTGACCTACCCTGTGCTTCTGCCGAGGCTTGGGACATTCCAATAACTAATATGTTATGTCTCTTTGCTAATTCTCTAGCCTGTCTATATACTTCTCTTAACTTTTCATGTGTGGCATTGTACTTACCCTCTACATTTATTTTATCTAGTTGGTCTATAATTAAAATATCTACATCATTAGTAGAACAATATTCATCTAAGTCATTAATAGTTTTATCTACACAATCAAAATTTTCTATGTAAGGACTTATATTGGACCACTTTTGTTTTGCTAATTCTCTACTACCATTAAGAATATTACCTCGTTGTAATCCTGTAGAAGCATTAAGCAATCTCATTTGGGTTCTTATTGCCGGTTCTTCATTAGCAAATATAGAAACTTTTTTTTGTTGCCATGCAAACCCATGAGGGGAAGCAACAAGGCTAATCCAAAAAGCAGTCTTACCTGTCTCGGGCCTTGCAAATATAATCATAAAGTTACCACGACCAATACCGTTTGTTGCTCGTTGTAATGAAGGTAGGTTAAATTTAAACTCACCTTGCTCTTGTAAAGCCTCTACAATTTCATCTACATTTTTTGTTACTGCTTCACTTTCTTGTTGTGTTTGTTCCTCATCAACATTGGCCATAAACTTTTCTACTTGTTTAAGACTAGTGCTGCTAGGATTATTAGATATATCTAAACATATTCTTGCTAATTCATCTGCTTTTTTAATTCTATACATAGATTTCAAAGCAGTAGAAACCACCTCATCACTAGGGGCCTCTTGATTTTCTATCTTATCTATTAACTCATGTATACTTTTTTGAGAAGCAAAACTAGTATTAGGATAGTAAGTATTAAAGTATGCTAGTTTTAAATCACTAAAATTTATTTCTGTGACATTAGGATTATCTCTGTAAATATATCCTATTGTTCTGTATAGTTCTCTTGCACCATTTTGAAATATAGATTCTTCTATCTCTGGTTTTAATTTGTCGTATTTATCC